AGATATTCCCCTCTCGTTTGAACGTCCTCTTTTGATGAATTTTCGATGAATTTATTATACCGGCATGGTGCAGGAAGTGCAAGGCCCGCAAGCCCTACGGCAGCATGATTTTTCCGAATGGTCGGATACCGCCACACCGCAAAAAGCAAAAGCCCCGCGATATACACCGCCTTTCGGCGGTATATCGCAGGGCTTTTTTGGAGCTGGTGACAGGAGTTGAACCTGCAACCCACTGATTACAAATCAGTTTTATTCTACGTTTTATCGAGAAGAAAGTCAAATTCGTTAGTCATATGTTAGCTTATCAAACTCAAAAATTCAGCTTTTCAAGTTTTGGATGCATGTAAAAATAACACATTTTGTGTCGTTTTACAATGCGGTTATCTTCCGCATGACCAGCTCATACTCTTTCGGGTATGCAAGCTTTATGGCGCTCATGTGCTCATCAAGCACTTCCATCAAGCCGCCAAAGGGTGCGGCGCTGGCCGCTTCCACGAACTCGCTTTGCGGCCTTTCTTTTGTGGAGTATGCCGCCGGGTAAGATGTGGGAGGCAGCGCTTGAGTCTGCATTTCTGCCGGTGCTTGCTTTTCTTCCAGCTCATTTCTCACAGTGCAGAGGGCGGCAAGCTTTTCCACGCTCTGCCAGTCAGTGGATCCGCATTTCAGCTTGTGGATATGGGTGTTGATCTCGTCGATGTCCATACTTGCCGCCCTCCTCCCTTATGCGTTGCGCAGAATGTCCGCTGCGCGTTTGTAGGCGTCACGCTCTGCGCCGGTAGCTTCCTGCATCATGTCCTCGATGTCGGAGATCATGCGCTCACGGCCATCCGTGCGGGAGTAGTGTCCGCGCACATAGTGACGGCCTCGGTTGGCATAGCTGTTGCCCCGGTTGTAACCGTTTCCGGCATCGCGGCTGAAGGATCCACGCATGTCAGCTTCCCACTCGCCCGCACGGCTGTACTCGCCGCCCTCACAGTAATTCTCAATGCGGTGGATGTCCAAAATGATGTCCACGATCTCGCCGATCATCTCAACATCGCCCGGGGATCGGTTCTTTTTGTCGGTCAGCTCCATGAGCTCATCGCACATCTCATCCTTCAGATGATTCAGTTTATCCAGCATGACTTTATCTCCTTTCTTATGCTACCCGCTCAACAATCAGATTGCTGTTTGCAATGCTGACTGCCTGCGTACTGGTGTTTTTAACCGCCACGGTTACACAACAGCCGCGCGGCACCTCGATGAAAGCGGCCACGAAAACATTGAAGTAATTTTCGACTGCCGCCGGAGTAACAATGGCTGTCGCGCTGGTCAGCGACTCACCGCCGACAGCCAGCGCCACGGAAATGGGTCCAACAGTGCCGCCGGTGGGAATGGCGATATTGCCGCCAAAGCTTACCTTGAAGCGCGCTTTGCATTGATTGGTCAGACCCCGCAGGGTCACGAGGCCGCTGCCCTCACGATGCATGATGCAGGCAGGGGCTTTCACTGCGGTTTCAGTCAAAGGCAGATTTTCACCCGCCGCCACGCTGACGATGTTAGAGTTAGAAAATTCGGCCATTTTATCGGCTCCTTTCATAGAAAAACGCCGGGACTACTGCCCCGGCGTTTTGGTTTGCAAAATCAGCTCAGGGGCTGAACATTTTCCATTTTGGAAAAAGCTGCCGTGATTCAGTTATGCGCAGCTGCCGCAGCCGGTCCCACAGCCATAGTAAATGGCGTTGGGGTTGGGCACCTGATAGGCAGGCACAGGAACCTTCTGCTGAAGCGTTCCGATGATCTGGTTGGTCTGCGCGTTCATCGCGGTGGTCAGGAGCGCGCTCTGGCGTTCCTGAGAAGCAGCCCGACGCAGCTCGTTGTTCTCGCTCTGCAGGGTGGCGATCTTATCATTGGTCAGGAAGTCGAGCACCGCGCGGGTGTTGCTGTTCTGATTCTCGATGATGTCCCGGGTGTTGTTGTTCATGGTGTTCTGCGTTGCGCAGAAGCCCTGCTGCATCTGGTTCCGGGTGTCGCACTCCTGAGTGGCCAGATTGTAGTTGACTCCCTGAATCGCGGTCTGGGTCTTGCAGCAGCAGTCTGCCAGCTGTGTAGCCAGAGCATTCTGCCCCTGCATCAGCGCGACGTTGGTGCTGTTGAAGCCCTGCTGCATGGCGTTGGTAACGCCGTTCAGGCCCTGCTGCACGCCGTTGAAGCCCTGAAGCATCCCGGTGTTCATAGCATAGAAGCCGTCGCACAGGCCGCTTTCCAGCCCGTTCAGCTTGTTCATGACGCTCTGGTTGTCGAAGCCACGCTGCAGGTCTGCCTGCGTGACAGCGCTGGTCATATAAGGCGAAGCGCCGCCCATGCCGCCGCCCCAGCCAAAGCCGCCCATGCCGCCCCAGCCGAACATGCCAAAAATCAGAAAGAGGACGATCCAGCCCATCCAGTCGCCGCCCCAGCCGTTGAGGCCGTTGCTGTAGCCGTTGGCGGGCTGCACCGGCATGGTCAGAACCGTGCTATCAGAAGAAAGAGACATAGTTTTACTCCTTTACGTTAGATTTTGGAATTTATTCTAAATGCGGCCGCATTTCAGAATCCAAACATATTTTTCATGCCGTCGAGCATCGGCGCGATCTGCTGTGCCCGCTGCTGAATGGCGTTGAGCTGCTGTTGTGAGAGCTGCCCGGAGGTGAGCATCTGGTTTATCATCTCTTGCGGGTTCTTGCCCTGCATCTGGCCCATAAACTGCTGGAACTGCCCGCCAATGGGGTTCTGGGTCTGTCTGCCCATCGAGTTATACAAGCTGCTGCTCATCGTTTAGCTCTCCTTTTCCGGCTCTGGTGTTTCCTGCTTCTCCAACGCCGCCAGCTTTGCCGCCAGCGCGTCGAACTCCTTGCGGGTGACATACTCTCCGCTTGCGGCTTGCGTGGCTGCAATCGACGCTTTGGGGCCGCTGGTGCGTTCCTTGTAGTCGTAGATGCGGAGCGGGAACGGCCTGCCGTCCTGCCCAACTTCTTTGATGTAGAAGGTATCGGAATCGGCATCCAGTAAAAGCACCCGGCTTCCGTTGGCGACCAGATAGCCCCGGGCTGCCGCTTCGCCCTGCACCCAGATAAAGCCGCTGTCAGTCGGCGTGGCCTGCCCCTGCATTGTCGGCATCATGACGGGCTGGGGCTGGTACTGTGCTGCCCTGAGCTGTTCAAGCTGTCCTTGCGGCTGTTGCGGGTAATACACTTGCGGGTATCCGTTATAGATCGGCATCGTTTTCCTCCTTGTACCAGTAGTAGATCGGGCATTCTGCGCCGCTGTCCCAGCTGTCCCACCACTCGCCGTCGATGACGGCCAGAACGTGCCCGGAGCAGCCCAGCACATACACGCCGCGCGGATACTCCCGGGCAAAATCTGCCACGGTGTAACAGGTGGCGCAATCCGCTTCCACCATGCGGCGCTTGAACCCGCGTTTTTGGAGGTATGCGCCCCATGTGCGGTTAGCGCTGGGCATATCGCCGATGATAAAGCCAGTAAGCGCAAGCCCAAGGTAAGCTTTCTCCCAGTCTTGGCCCGTTGCGGCTGCCACGGCCCGCACTGCGCAATCTCCAACGCTGTTTCCGTGCGGGTTCGGGTTAAACTTGTGCCACATGGTGCGCCCCTCCCTTTGCGCCCATAGTACATTTTCTGCCGAATCCGTGCGTCAAACGAACGTCAAACGAAGGACAAAAAGAAAAAGCACCCACACGGCATTACACCGCGTGAGCGCTTGATTTTTGAGAACTATAAATATTTTAGAAAAGCTCTTGACATTTTGTAGCGACAAATATATAATACTTGTAGCGACAGAAAAAGAGAGGTGATTTAGATGTCGCCTAAGACTGGTAGGCCAAAGGTAGAAAACCCAAAAGACACCATGCTCCGCGTCAGACTGGACGAAGAATATTGCAGGAAGTTGGACAAGTGCGCCGAATCCCTGAATATGAGCAAAAGCGAAATCGTGCGTAAGGGAATCGACCTTGTTGAACAGTCCATTAAATAAAAAATCCCTGCGCTGCTACTTCTTGGCGGTCGTACAGCACAGAGATTCAATCCCAAACTTTTGAGGTTCGGTAAATTTAGTATACCACAGCCTCAAATGTTTTACAAACATTTTTGAGGTATTCTATAATGAAAACACCAAAAATCACGAAGGTGGAGCTTGAACTGGATGCTGTTTCTGGCGAACTCCGAGTAATGCACGACCTGTTGAACATCTTTGCCAACTGGTTTGAGGAAACGCACAAGACCGATATGATCAAGCGGGAGCGCACCAGCGAGCTTGTGAGTCGGATTTGGAGAGAAGCCCCGATGTACAGCTCTATGCTGACGGCCTTGTTCGCATCCCTTACCGGGTTGGAAAATGAAGTAGACGCGGTGCTTGAAGCGGAAATCAATAAGGAGAGTGCGGCATGAGTGACATTGTTCTTTCCACCCAGAACGGTCAGGCCGTTGTGTCTACGCTGGAAATTGCAGAGCGCTTTGGGAAAAATCACAAAGACCTGTTGGAATCCATCCGTGCGAGGACGGCGGAAAATTCCGCTCTCCTCGAAATGTTTCATTTGACCGAGTACACCACCAGCCAGAACAAGAAGCTTCCCATGTACCTGATGAACCGTGACGGATTTTCTTTCCTTGTGATGGGTTTCACTGGCAAAAAGGCCGATGAGTGGAAGTTAAAGTACATCCAAGCCTTTAACGAGATGGAGAAGAAGCTGACCACGCCCGAACCGGAACCGCCGGAGCTGGCACTTTCCAAAGCGCTGGTTATAGCGCAAGGCATCATTGCGAGGGAACAGGAGCGCTCTAAGCAGCTCGAAAAGGAAAATGCCAAGCTCAAACCCGCCGCCGAGTACGCCCATAATATGCTTTTGAGTGATGAAACGCTCACCGTTACGCAGATTGCGCTCAACTTTGGCATGACCGCAAACAAGCTCAACAAACTGCTGGAAGAATGGGGCATCCAGAAGAAGGTCAACAAGCAGTGGATCCCCAAGCGCAAGTACATCGACAAGGGTTATACAGTGAGTATTCCTGTTGAGGTAGGCAACGGCGAGACCAAAGAGAACACCCGCTGGAACCGCACCGGACAGGCATTTATCTACAAGCAGATGCACGACCATGGCTATTTGACCGTGAAGGAACAGGCAGAGCAGAAAGCAAAGGAACGCAAAGTGCTCTCCGCCCCTGCTGAGCAGTCCGCATAAACAAAAAGACCCCCCGATGCTCCAAACGGAACACCGGGGGTTTGCTTTACTCAAAAACTTTCGCAATGCCGTCCAGCCGGGCCGAAACCGACTGGCGGCAGTAGTGGACCTGTGCTGCAATGTCCGGCAGCGGAAGCCGCTCAACATACCGCAGTAAGGCTATCTTACGGTCTACCCTCCCAAGCGGTGCGCTTTTAATGGCGGCGATCATCCTCTGTCTGTCAAGTCCTTGCAGCGCAGCGGGCAGCACTACACGAGCCGCCGCCACGGGCAGCACCGAGCCAGAAGGGCTGCGGCAACTGTCCAGAGTTACGCACTCGAGCGGTCACGGCACGGCAATGTCCCATTTTGCCGCCGTTGGCAAAATTGTCACGCACTGCGGGCCACAAAATCGGGTACGCACGCTGGTCGTAGTAATAGCGCGGCGGTTGCTCGTATGTAGTGCTTGCCATGATAACCTCCTTACTGCTTTTGCAGTGCCTTCCGCATCTGGTCGAAGAAAAACTGGATGACCTTGCTCATGGTCTCTTCTGTGATGGCCCACGAGACCAGCCTGCCCAGCTTGCTATTGTCCAGATAGAGACGCAGCATCTTGACACACCACGCCTTGCGTTCTGCGCCGCGCTTGGTGCCCTGAATCTCCCGCTCTGCCTGAGTGATGAGGTTGAGCACCAGATTTTTGACTGCCGCGCCGTAGCCCAGACGGATACCGCCGATGGCGTAGAAGACGAGTCCGCCCAGCATCAGGATGACGGCCACAGGAACAGGAATGATGCTCAAAATTTCATTGATTGCTTCCATGATTGGTAACTCCTTTCAAAAGATAGTTGTCGATGCTAGCCTTGCTTTTCTGCATCCCTTCGTGATTGTCCCCGGAGAGCTGAGCATCCAAAAGATTCCGCACGCCATCAAGAGCCAAGCAAATCTCCTCGTCGATCGCGTCGAAGCGGGTGAGGTCGCGTTTCAGGGCCGCTGCGTGCTGAGACGAGATGCTTTCGACTGCGCCCAGCCGTTGCTCGATAGCGTCAAGCCGCTGGTTTTGCGCGGCGTCGGGGGCCTGCGCCTTTTTGATATACTTGTGGATGATGTCCAGCACCTTGTCCAGCGTGACCGCTCCTGCACACACGCTGCCAACAACGCCCAGCACCCACAAAAGAGCCTGCTCTTTAGTCATGCGCCCTCCCGGAGACGGGTCAGGCCCTTCTTTCTGATGATACGGGGGTAGTTGAGGGTGGTCACGTTGAGGTCTACGTTGCCGGAGATGCCCGGCACGCTGCCTTTGCTGGTGTGCTGATGCGCATTGTACTTAAAGCTCACTTTGGGGGCCTTTCCGGTGTAATCGGCCAGCCAAACGTCGTAAGGCTTGAGCGCTGCGCCGCCCATATAAAGGCGGGAGTTGGCAAAGCTGGTATAGGTGTAGAGCTGGGCGTAAAAGCCCATTGCCTCGATACGGGCCAGCGCATAAGCCGTCAAGTCGGTGAGGGCCTGCTTGCCCAGTTGCTTGAGTTTATTGTCCTCTACGTCTACAGCCACCGGAAGGGTCAGCTCTTTCCCCCGCAGAGCTTCGGCCAGAAGGGCCAGCTCCTTATCTGCACCGGTGCGGCTGATGGCGTAGGTGTAGTAGTAGACGCCCACGTCCAGCCCGGCAACTCTGGCGTTGCGGTAGTTGGTCTCAAAGGTCGGGTCGATATAAAGGCCGTCTGCCCGCTTGGAGAGCTTTTTGTTGGTGGATACCGTCTTGAGCATGACGCCCTTGTAGCCTGCCGCCTTGACCTTGCGCCAGCCATCGAGGGTGATTTTGCCCTGATACCGACTCACGTCGATGTACCGATAGGGCGGCTCGCCCTCCCAACCGGGAGGAGCGGAGGCTTTGGTGTCCACAGTGGGCACCTCGGGAGAGGCATCTGCGAAGGGGCGGGAAGGGCCGAAAAGGCCCGCAAAGAGGCTGCTCAAAAACTCAAGAAAGCTCATACAACCACGTCCTTTCTCAGGCGTTGCTTTCGCCTACGATTTCCTCAAAGCCGCTCTTGATGAGAATGTCCTTCACCTTCGGCTTCAGCAGACGGGGGCAGCGCTCATACAGAGCCTTTGCCTCCTCCATAGTCTCAGCGGACATGATCTCCTGTGCCCATAACATAGCCATCATAAGTACCATCCTTTCGATTTTTTGTGTGATTTTATGCATAGACAATCTCCGACATTTCCATCAGACATTGTGTAAGCATCTCGTTCTTTTCCTGAAGCTCCGCAATTTTCTCGGCGTCCGTTTTCTCGACAGGCTCTGTCCAATCCAGATACTTTTCAGGAGCAGCTCGCACCTTCTCAAGGTCGATTTTGCTCTCATCAGCCACAATTTCCCGGTAGTCGTATTCCCACACCTGCTGTGCAGGCTGAGATTCATCGTACTTCCATTCCGTCCACTGGCCGTTGACACAGATAAAAATATACAGCGTATGGCCGTCACGTACAGATCGGACGGCGGGCTGCTCTGCATCGAAGTTTGCTTTCATGTGCTACAACTCCTTTCATTTATAGTTGTCTCATGCTGCATTGCTTTCAGTGGGATTTCCCCCTCTGCCGCAAGCGGCATTCACCCCCGACGCAAAGTGTCAATCGGCGGCCAAGCAATGCCAGTACCCGCCCCCAAGCCAGCGCCAGCAATACACATGCGAAGCGCCAGCACCCGACCACTGCCCGAGATCACCGCCTTGCAAGTATTCGCGCAGGGCGTTCTTGCTTGCGTTTCCACCACCATGGGCGCGGTCGCCGACGCCTGTTTTATCTCCGGAGCCTTGCGTTGCAGGCCACGTTACGCAGGTTTCCGGGTCGAAGCCGATGTCTCCAATCCAGAAGTCACCCGCAGGAAAGTTGCCGACCTTTTTATACTTCGCCAGAATCTCCGCATCGGTCTTGGTATGCGCTACGCCAGCAGGACAGACATATATGTTCTTGCCGTTACTGTCGTCAAAGGCGAGTACCACATCACTGAGCACTTCATAGCCGCCCACAGCATACTCGATGCCCTGCACGCGATAGGGGTGCTTAGCATCCGTATTGCTGCCGGGGCTGCCATCATGGTGGCCGATGACCGCGTCCGTTGTGCCGTTGCACCAGTATATCGTAGACAGAGTGATAGGTGCGTTCAGGGTGTCAGACAGAGCGACAGGCATCGTGTCAAAGGCATCGCAATCCAGATACACAGCGCTGGTCGTGTCGTCGAGGGCCTCGATTTTGAGGATTTTGGCGCCGGAGGCGTAGCTGTGCATGGTGGCGCCGCTGCGGTCGATATTGACAGTGCCGTTGCTGCTCTTAGAACCGTATCCAACAGAAACCCGGCTTCCGACCAGCAAGTTTTTTGCCTGCGCCGCTGTGACAGGAAAGTAGGTCAGCTTCTCGCTTCGCTGTACAGCTGCGGGATACTGGAGATTGTAGCCCGTAGTGCCTGCATACTTTTCCTGACTGGATTTCACAGCGCACTTGATGGCGTTAAAAAGGATTTGCCACGCGACCCGTTCACCGCCTGCGCCCTTATAGCCAGCGCCCTTCTTGGCGTAGTCTGTAATCAGGCTGTAGTACGACTGGTTGCGTGCCGGAACGAGGTCGTATACGCTTCGCAGCAGCCCATCCTCACCCACGCCACTGAAGAACTTGGAGTGGATGACGTAGGGATATACGGTGTCACCCGACTTGGCAGCGGCCCACGGGGTAAAGCCATCACGGGGAGAATCGGTGATAGACCACAGGATATAATCCGGGTCACTGTCGTCCCACCTGACGTAAGGAGTCATCTGGATAACGCCCACGTCCACAGTGCCAGTCTTGCGGTAATCGTCGCTCAGATGTTCGATAGCTGTAGGGTAGGCGTGGCCAGAGGTATCCCTCTTGTAGTTGCAGTTGTACCACTTGAAAAGGGGAATGTCGGCATAGTCGTCCCGCCCCTCGACAGTATCGGTAGACGGCTCACACACAAGGCCCGCGTTGTCGTCCAGCTTCTCGCAGTTGACGGTGGGGTTCGACGCAAATCGCGGCATTTTCACCGTGTAGACCTTGCCAGTGCGGGGGAGCTTAAAGAGCACATCAACGGCAATGTCAAGGGCGCTCGCGGTGGGGATGCCAAAGTCCAGCACAGCATTGTGCTTATCGCCGGAGTTTGTGACGGTCGGAGCGGCACCAGCGCCAAGGCCGGTCACTGTACCGACTGCAACGGTGGCAGCCGGGCCAGCCGGGCCCGTGTTGCCAGCCTCTCCTTTTTCACCCTGCGGGCCACGCTCGCCTTGAATGCCCTGAGGGCCTTGTTTGCCTTGCGGCCCAGTCTCGCCCTTAGGGCCAGTGGCACCCGTAGCGCCTGTGGGGCCTTGAGGGCCTTGCTCACCCTGCGGGCCGACCGGACCGATGGGGCCAGTGTCGCCCTTGTCACCCTTCTCGCCTTTGAAGTTACCAGCGGCAATGCCGTCCTTGAACTCCTGCAAGCTGTCAGCGGCTTTCTGAGCGCTCTGGTCTGCATTGCCCGCGCTGGTGGCGGCTTCGTTGGCGGCGGTCTGGGCGGCTTCTGTAGAGGCTTCCACCTGCTGGAGAGCCTTGTCCCGGGCCGTATCCACTGCCTGCGTAGCGGCGGTCTGCTTGTCACCGATGGCTTTCAGTGCGTTCTCTTTGGCGGTGATGGTGTCAGAAAGGGCCTGCTCGGCCTTTTGGGCAGATGCCCCGGCCCGCTCTGCCGCGTCCAGCGCTTCCGTTTTGGACTGCTCCGCAGATGCTGCCGATTCCTTCACGGCATCCACAAAAGCCTGCCATGCAGGTGTTCCCGGTTCCGGCTCTGTGCCGTCCTCCGTGCCGGAGTTTGCGGCCACCCGGTAGCGCAGGTCAGCGCTGGTTACGGTCTTGGTGCCGTCGCTGCCCTCAAAGGTGATACAGCCGTTGCCCGGCTGTGCAGTGACGCTGGCAGGCACATCCACATAGCCGTCCACCACCAGCGAGGAGGGCGGGTCTTTGCCGTCCGGGGCGTGCCAGAAGCAGCGGATAGCCAGCCCTTCCCACTCACCGGAAGCGGCGACAGCAAGGCGGTACACGCCCCGATTCTTGGTGTAGCCGAAGCGAAGCATCTGCTCATAGCCTGCCAGCTTTGCAGCGCCGTTGGAGGCAAGAGATACGCTAAGTTCGATCATAAGCGTGCTCCTCTCTTATGCGGTGTAAGGCTCGCCGGTGACGTTTTCGTACTCCGTAGCAGTCAAGCGCTGACGCTCCACCAGCAGCTTGACCATGTCTTTGTTCCAGTGGCCAGCCGTGTATGCATCCTTGGGAGTGACGCTGCTTTCGATGGGCACGCCATCAAGAAGACACAGATACTCCACCAGCGAGGCGGTTTTTGCGGTGTCAGTCTCGGCAGCAGCGGAGAGCGACGCAGTACTTTCCTGCGTGGACTGGCCGGTAAGGGTGTCGGTGATCTGCTTGAGATAGCCGTTCTGGATCACGCTCTGCTCACGGTATGTCTCTTCGAGTAAAATCGGCTTAGATACTTTAGCCATTGTCTTCCTCCTGAATCAACTCGACCGTTCCGGCGAAGATGAGGGTGGTTTCCCCGTCGTAGTAGGCGCTGGCGTTGGCGATGTCGATAAAGTCGTTCTCTACCACCCACTCGGGTTTCACCGAGGGCGGATAGAAGTTGTTGACAGCGGACATATACAGCTGGTACTCCACGCCCTTTTCGAGCAGAAAGTCTCCCATGTCAAGGGTCACGTCGTTGTAACCCCGGATAAGCACCAGTGAGAGATCCACCAGCGGGGTATTATTTCCTGCTTTACGCAGGATAGCCCGGCTTATTCCGGCAACAAAGCCCTTGATGCGGAAGGACATCGAGTGGAGCAGCAGGCCGGACTTTTTGGCGGTCAGCGGCACAAAGAACTCGGCGTGGGAGGGGGGGGCGTTCCACGCTGGGATCTCGCCGGTTTCCGTAGCAGCCGTTATGATGGCGTAGCGCCCGATGGATACCGTGACAGGGCAGCTGGTCGTTTTTTCTCCGGCTGTGGCAGTCAGGGTGCACTCGCCGTACTTCGTGGCTTTCAGCGCACCACCCTCGACTTTTGCGCACTCTTCCGGCGATACGCTCCACGTCACCGTCTTGTCTGTGGCGTCTTCCGGACTGACGATGGCGGAGACAGGCTGAGACTCGCCGACGGTCATCGCCATGCTGGGATAGCCCAGAGCGACGTGCTCCACGCTGACGTCTCCGCCTGTGCCGTCATCATAGACCGCGCAGAGCTTGCCGTTTTCGACCGTCAGGCCGCAGCTCTCAAGGTCTGCCACGCGATTTACAAGGGCAGTATAGTCGGGCGGAACGGAGGTGAGCACCTCGTCCACAGCGTCCGGCAGGCGCTTGAAGATCTCCAGCACGTTTTCCATGCCGGAGGCGATATGCTCGCGCACTTCGACGCCGAGGGACGCTTCCCGGATACTTTTGATGTCCTCGGTCATCTGACTGACGATTTCATCGTAGGATTTTGCCATAGTGTCACTCCTTTACGATTTTATTATTTTGCGCCGTTCAGATACCCCGCTGCGCTCAGGGACATACTGTAAGCCAGCGAGGCCTTGTGGCTGCTGAGGGCCTGCAAGTCCGAGATGGAGTAGAAGCTCGTCCCAAAGGTAAAGCGCTTCTTTTGCGGCGCGTCCAGTGGCTCAACCACCTTAGAAAGCAGGAGCAGTGTATCAAGGCCGTGGGGCTTCGAGATAACGCGGGTCTTTTTCATCCAGCCTAGACGCTCTACGTCGATACCGGCATCATGCAGGTCAACAGCGCTCACCTCGATGCCCTCAAGATAGCGCTGCTGGCATCTTCGAAGCTCCTCGTTCGCGGCGTCCAGCAGCTTTTGTTTTGTGGACGCCTTGCCGTCGAGGACGATGACTTTGGTGATGACGCCGTAGACTTTTTGAGCTTCGTAGTCGTAGGCTGTCTGGCTGATAGTCTTCGTGCTCTTGAAGATCCACCAGCCCTTCGACTTGTAACCCACCGCGATGACTTGGGTGACAATGTCCTCGGCCTTGACGTAGTTGGTCAAATCAAGCATATTGACGCCAAATTCCACAGGCTGCGGGTTCGTCTCTGTGATGCCGTCATCGGCCAGATAGTCCAGATACCGGGTCTTTCCGTCATCAGAGTAGCGGACGGCAAAGTAGCCGCCGTACACGTCCGTCAGTTCGGATTGCAGGATGTCCCACGTAGTGCCGAAGTTTTTGCCATCGCCGAAATCGAGGGCCTCGTTGGTCGAGGCGTCGAAGTCGTGCAGATAGTAACCCGTGCAGGTCGACCAGCTTCCCGTGCTGGAGTCATACAGCTGAATCGCTCCGTCATCGGTCAGCTTCCAGCCTGTCAGCGGGGTGGTGCCGATGGTGTAAATGTATTTCGAGCCTTTCTGCGTAGCGCTCAATGAGTAAAAATTGCCGTTTTTGTAGGCTATGTTTCGCTCCACCGTGTATAACTGGTAGCCTTGGTATATACCATCATAAGAGACAATGCGTATCGCATTATCTCTGTTAATGTACTCCCCAGCTGGAAAGGTGGCGCCGTTTGTATCGCATATCCACCTTTTATCAGCGTCCTCTAGCCAGTACTCGTTGTCTCCGTCACTATCTCTATGGTGCATCGGCCTGCAACCGCCCATGTAGACCGTCTGGAAAGACTCCTGTGGGCCATTCTCAAACACATTTACGGTGCCGAGAGTAAAGCGCTTATACTGGTCTGTCTGGCCGTTGTGGTTGCTGATAACCTTGGCCAGAAATTCCTTGATGCTGATGTCCGTGTACTTGTATGGCACGAGGGAGCTGTCGTTGAAGTAGGCAAGCTCGCCTTCGCAGTACACCTTTTGCCGCAGATAAAAATCCATCTCGTGGCTCATGACCCGCCCGCGCCATAGGGTCTTGCCGTCCTGCTCTACCTCCACAATAGTCTTGAGCTTTTGCAGCGCAGAGTGGGCGATGTTGCCCAGCGGGATGGTAAACTCAAGGCTGCCTGCTTTGCCCGCCTCTCGGGTAAGGGTGGGGGAGATGAGCATGGTGGCCGTGGTGCGCAGGTCTTCCGCCGCAGGGTCGTAGATGCACGCTTTGGTGTCCCACTCGCCTACGGCGGTCTGCGTACCGGCATAGATTTTGTAGCTCACAGGCTTTTCACCTCCGTCGGCGTGTCATAGATGGTGTCTTCTTCGAAGCTGAAGGTGTCCCACAGCCAGTCAGCGCCCGCCGCTGCGGTGGTGTTGGTCTTATAGGGGTTGCAGATGCCGGTGATGGCGAAGACATTCTCCCACCGGTCGCGGCTTTGGGGTGTGACCGTCCAGAATCCCTCCCAGTACCATGCCGGGTCATCATCGAAAACGCATTTCAGCCATTGCCCTTGCAGCGCGTTCTCCAGCGTGCTCTGCACCTTGGGCCAAAGCCTTTTTGGCTTTACGCACTTGAGCGTGATGGTGATCTTGCGCTGGGTGTAGTGGACTTTGCCGTCCATCGACTTGGAAAGGTCTAAAATGCGGTCGCTGAAAGGCACTTTGACCAGAAGACTTTCGTCCGGTTCTGCCGGGCCGACGGTGGTGCCGCCGACCACAAGGTAAAGCCCCCAGTCCTTGAGGGTGTGGTGGTCTCCGATTTTGACGCCCTGTAATGCTGCCATTTAGCCTCCCCTCGCTTTCCGGGTCGAGCGGATACCCAAGTCTCCATCAATGCCGTCCACAAGTGTCGGCTGCATCGCGCCGGCGAGAGCCTGCACGCCGTTGGCGTCGATGACCAGCGTGCCGGTGCCGATGGCGGGAAGATGCTCATCCAGCGAGTTGGAGATTCGCTGGAGCACACTGAGCTGTTGTCTGCCGGTGGTGTCCTGCTGGCCGCTGCTGAAGGGCGACGCCGTGAGGCCCTTGTAGCGGTTGAACTGGTCGGCACGGTAAGAAAACTCCGCCAGCGAGTCGTACACAGGGGTCTTGCTGAAGGGGCTTTCGTAGTTGTTCGTGAGCTTCTCGTCCCTGTTTTTCGACCACGCAGCCAGCGCAGCGCCGCCCACAAGGGCCGTCAGGCCGAGGATGACCGCCACCACGGGGTTTGACACGATGAAGCCCACAATGCCGCTCAGAGCCTTTGTGATGGCGCCCGCCATATTGGTGAAGCTGCCAGCGATGCCCGCCAGCTTTGTGCCCACGCCTCCGGAGGCGTTCAGACTGTCAAGGATCTGGGAAAAGCTCTTGACGGCTGTGCCTGCCTCGGTAGCACCCTCGGCGATGCCGTCGCCAAAAAGCGCCTTGATGGTGTCTTTCGCCGCGCTCAGACCGCCTCCGGAGTAGCTGTCATTTACCGCCGTAAGGGCGTCTGTCAGCCACTTGGAGATGATGTTTCGCTGCTCCTGCGTGACCTCGCCCCACACCAGCTTTGCAAAGTCTGTGGCGAGGCCCGACCAGTTGCCGTTTTTGAGGTCAGAGATCGTGCTTTGCAGCGTCCCCATGATGCCGCTCTTCCATTTGCTCTGTGCCTCGCTGAGCTGATTGTCGATGCGTTTCTGCATCTCGGGGACAGATAAGACCACCTTGTCACAGGTCTGCGTGGTCGTGGTCGTCACTTTTCCGGCCGCATCGGTCACGTTTTTTGTGATTTTCTTGATGGTCTTTTCTGTGCCGTCCACTACCTCAGTCCACGAGTCCGTGATGGTCTGCACCGTCTCTTTGGTGGTGCCTTTCAGCTCCTTGGTGGTGCCGTCATAGACGTTGTAGGTGTTGTCGGCGGTCTCGGTCACGCGCTGGATGCTGCCGACGATGTTGCCAGTACCGGCGAGGATCTCCTGCGAGGTCTCCTTGATGGTATCGGCCAGCTTTTTGGTATCGGCGGCGACGTGCTTTTGGGTTGGAGTTGTGGTTGTGGTGGGCGAAGTGGTAGTGGTGGGCGAAGTGGTAATAGAGCTTTTGCTTTTGCCAGAAGGCTTTGCAGGCACCCAGCCGTCATTCTCGTCCCACACCATCCCAGCGTGAGATTCATCCCAGTCCTTTTTCCCCTGTTTTGTTGTCTGGTCAGCGTTAAATGCATTCCAGTACACAGCATCCCAGTCGCCACTAAAAAGCGAAATTTCGCCTTTTCTGAAGGAATCAGCAACAGCTTTCAGGCCCACAAGTGAGGACTTTGCCTTGTCGATCACACCGGAAAGTCCGGTTATCTCCCCGATAAGGCCCGTCCATCCGTCGGTTTTGTAGGCTTCCTGCGCGGCCACCGTCATATCATTAAGATTTGAGATGATCATGCCGATGCCGTTGGACAAATCGCCCGTCATGAGTCCGGCCAACTGGCTCACGTTGTCTTTCAGGGTAGACACGCGGCCGTTCATGGTCTGGCTCTGGGCATCCATGGCGTTGTAGTAGCGCCCGCCCTCTTCGCTGGCCGCGATAAGGGCCTCAGAAAGCAGGTCGTAGCTGATCGTCATGTTCTGGACATCCTGCACCGATTTTCCGGTGTAGTCCGCCAGAACCTGATAGATATTGATGCCAGCATAGGCAAACTGCTTGATGTCTACAGCCGTCGCTTTGCCCACGTTGGCGATTTGTTGAAGGTTGCCCGCCATACGGGACAGCTCCACATTGCCGCCGCCGGTGGCCGAGACAGCATCGCCCAGTGCCATAATGAGCTTACGGGAATACCCGGCATTTTCACCGGCACTGATAAGCAGCTGGTTTGCCTCGGTAAGCGATGCCACATCAAAAGGCGTGCGGGCGGCGTCCTCCTGAATGGCTTTCATGGCCTCGTTCGCAGCCTCTGCGCTGCCCAGCATATTGGTAAAGCCGGTGGTGTATTTTTCGATTTCCGCGTTGTACGAAATGCCGGAAGAGATGAATCCCTCTGCGGCACTGAGCGCAGCGGAGTAAAGCTTCGAGAAAACGCCCGCCATGACCGTGCCCTGCGCAATGGCACCGGCCAGAGACTTGCTGGATGCTTTCTCCGTGGAGCTGGCAAAGCCATCCATGCCGTTGTTTGCGGCTTTCAGCGCGGTCGTGGTTGCCCTGAGCTGTGCTTCTGCTTGTGCCAACATGGTCTTGAGATTTTTGGTCTCAGAGGACGCTTTGCCGGTCTTGCCCACCGATTCGTTGTAACGTCTGGTCAGCTCTACTACGGCCTTCGCGGCCTTGCTGTACTCTCCTGACAGCGAAGAAACGGTCTTTTTTGTCTCGGATTGCACATTCTGGATGCCCTGCCGGTAGGCGCTGTCGTCCAGCCCGAGGGTGGCGCTCAATTCAAAAAGTTTCAGGTTTCCTCACCCCCATTCAAGCCATTTTTGATTCTCTGTATCACTTCTTCGGCGCTTTGCTGCGGCTCTAAGGGGCGGGGGTCGATGATTCCTGCCACCCGGTCAGCCCAGCGCTCTTCTACTCCTGCAAAGCTTGCCAGCGTGTCCGTCATGTATGCCCGGTAGCTCAAAGCAACAGCCTCTTGCCGCCGGGTGTTCATAATGTGCTGGACAATGTAGGGCTTGCCGACGAGCCGCAGCATATCGAGCCGAATGGACGAAGTCAGGCGTCGATACTCGTCTGGCCCAGCTTCGCCAACGATAACAAAAAATCCAGCACGTCCTTGTCCTCGATGGTGGCAGTGATAACGCGCAGGGTCTTGAACGGCGTCATAGTCTCTGGCTTGCCGTCCTTGTCCACGTCCGGCTCATAGAGCAGCGGAAGCAGCTTGGCGGTAGCTTCAGCGTTCTCAAAGAGCAGGCTTTTCGCCATTGCCTTGAGGTTTTTTCGGCTCTGCTCTTCCCTCTTCTGCTTCTTTTCCTCTTCGGTCTCGCTGCCGTTGAAAACCGGCATGACCTTGCGCAGATCCATGACTTTGGTCTTGGTCAGCAGGTCAGACACCGCGTCAGCGATGAGCCAGCAGCGCCGCAGGAACTCGGTTTCGTCCATCTGGTTCAGGGTTTTCATGTTGTAACCTCCTTATGCTGCGGCCTTGGGGCTGTAGTACCACTCCATAGGCACCACGTCACTGCCCAGACGGGGGCAGCCGGTCAGGGTGACTGCAATGTTGCCCTTGCCCTTGTCGGTCGTCTTCAGGGTCAAACCGCCGGTGGACAGTGCATTCATCAGCCGGACTGCAACCATACCGCCATCCAGCGTGTCTCCAACCCACCAGATGTCCTTGAAGTCGCCGGTGCTGGCGGTGGGATTCAGCGTCATGCGGGGCGTGACCTTCTTGTCACTCACATCCGCAGCGCCCAGCGCCAGCTTGATAACGTCCGTTGTGACGTTCAGGGCCGTAAAGGCCAGCGTGCAGTCGTAGTCTTCAATCTGCATCAGCTCTGCGGTGTTCTTCTGGGCGTTGTCCACGTCTTCGCCAAGATCAGTGAAGTTCGCCTTACAGGTCGCGGTGATGCCGCCGGTCGTGGCAGTGATAATGTCTGCGTCCTGAACTTCGGTCTCGCCGGTTACATCAAACTTGTTGACTACGATGCCTGCGTTGAACTGCATGGATTCGAACGCTTTCTGCGAAATTTTGGAAAATTTTCTTGCCATAATGCTCCTTTACTCGCAAAATTGCGTGATTTCAAAATTGAGATATTCGCACAGATACCCCTCAGGCGGGTTGTCGAGGGGCTGTGCCCATGGGGTGCCTTTTTGCAAAAGAATAGCGCGGCCCTCGCAGGAAAGCGTTATGCTGTCCTCGAGGGCCGCGCTGATCGTATCTTCTGTTTGCAGAATGGGGGTTCTGCCGCCCTTGCTGGGGTACCACAGCCGGGCGTGGAAGGATGTCGACTCGTTCCAGCCGCCGGGGATGGTGGGCTTGTAGGTCAGATACGGCAGTTCTGCGCCGGGAGGGATATTATCTTCCAGATAGCCGGGGATTCCGAAGCTATTAAAAAAGGCGTTCAGCGCCCGGTTGATGCTCTCAGACGGTCCCATTACGGCAGCACCGCCTTTTTGCACTTCACGGCCCGCAGGCCCATGCCGGATTCTTCCGGAGCGCTGCCCTCATCGGCTGCGCTCGTCACCTGAAAGGTCTGCCCGTCGCTCACCCGCTTGATGTAGTCCGGGAAAGCCAGCGGCACACCGGTGTTGACCAGCAGCGTATAGGTGGACGCTGTAGCCGCCTGCTCTGCAACCTGAGCCTCCACGGTGGTATCGTGGCGCTCTACGGCCTCAAATTCCGGGCCGTCCGTCCAGCCGGAGACAAAGCCGCCGACGCCATCCGGCTCATAACTGCGGGTCTGAAAACGGTATTTTTGGGTAAAGCTCTGCATCACGGTGGATGCAGTGAACGAATTGACCATGTCACATCTTCCTCCACCGGTTAATCTCGGCCCGGAACTTTACCTTGCCGTCTGCGGGCAGGCCGTCCGCGCCTGCAGCCATCGTGCCGGACCAGCCGCCGAAGGACTGGGACACATACACGCCGCCGGACGGGAGCGCCTTGTCGTATGCGTCGATTTTTTCAGCCAACGCCACAAAATCAGGCGGCACACGCATGGGCTGCACCGTGCCGGTAAAGGTCTCGGCAGTCAGATCGCCGTCCCCGGCCTTGTGCACGCCGTCATTGAAGACGGACCCGCACACGAGGAAATACTGCCCCGGCACTACCCCGGCGGGCACGGTGTCCGGCTCAAAGGCAAACTCCCCGGCAATGGGGTCGTCCGCCCGGTCAAAAAAATTGTGCGTGTAAACGCACAGCTCTGGGACGGTCATGCAAAGTCACCTCCGAATTTTTAGCCCAGAGAAAGCATCTGGCCGATGCGGATGTTCTCCAGCTTCATGCGGCGTTCCCAGTTGGCCTTTGCACTCAGCTCGGTGTCGTTGGGGGACGCTTCGGCAACGTTGTCCACCTTGAAGCTCATGCCGTTGGGGTGAATGACTCGGCCCTCTTTGGTGTACAGCTTCTGGACACCGGCCTTGCTCTCGGGGTCGTAGTCGGTGTAGTAGGGCTTCTCGTAGTTGGTCTTACGGCAGCCCACAAAAGAGCCTTCACCCAGAACATAGGTCTTGTATGCAGTCGTGGCCTTGCCGCCGTTGATGGAAGCATCGGTGATGGATGTGGAGGTGAAGGCGTTGTTTACGATCACGACCATCCCACCGATGCGTGCCAGCGGAGAAGCCTGAGACAGAGCGCCCGGAGTGGTGTACTTTTCAAACTCGACGAGATTTGCTGCCTGATATTTTGCAAAGACAGTGGAATGCATGATGAGCAGGCCCCCGTTCATTGCGTGGTCGCCGAAAGCGGCCTCCTGTGCGTAGATCAGAGACTCCGTCGTAACTTTGCCATCGCCCACCTTGGTGATGTCGTAGATGTGCTTCTTGAGATCGGTGGTAGACAACACAGCGTCCGTAATGGTCATAAGCACATTCTGCCAGGTCTGCTGATAGTAGTGTGTGACCTGATTTGCGATGTGCTGCATCGGGGCTGCACCAGTCAACTCTTTGGTGAAGTCCTGAGCTTTCCATGCTTTCATGCGCTGGATGAGCATGGTGGTCTGCTTGCTGCCAGTGACCTCAGTGGGGGTGTTGTCGGTCTTGCCGTCGTTGTTCAGGGGCTTATCTGCCGTTGCGTCCAGCTCGGTATAGAACGGGATGGTTGCAACGTTGCCCTTTTCGCCGATCAGGCCCATGATAGAGGGGTCGTCCTTGATGATGCCGGAAGCCTCGATGCTGGTGTCGATGGTGTTCTGCTCGGCCATGTAGTCGCCGAACACCTCAACGTCAAAGTCGAAGCCGCCAAAAGTGCCAGTCTGTGCCATATAATAGCCTCACTTTCTTACTTTGCCCGGAGCTGCTGGTACAGCTCGGGGTTGCTGTTCTTGAGCTTGATGCGGTCATCAAGGCTCATCTTTTTGAAATCCTCGGGAGAAGTCCCGGCGTAACTGGTGGGCGGATTGTCAACCTTTGCGCCGGTGGTTTTGGTGGTGGCGATTTTGCCGCCCCATGTGGTTTTGATGCTGGAAAGCTGCTTTTCGGCGTCTTTCACCTTGCCGTCGGCGTCCAGTTCCAGACCGGCGGCAAATTCGTCGCCCTTCTTGGAGTCGTCGGCAATGTCGTCGATGTACTTTTCCAGCACGCCCGCCTGCTTGAGCAGCTGCTTAAATGCAGCGGTCTTGGCCGCCTTGCTGGCCGCTGCTGTCTGCTGATCCTTGTATTCGGTCAGGGACTTCTCGGCGGCTTCTTTTTCAGCCTTTGCGCTCTCGGCTGCTTTTTCCGCCTTTTCCGCACGCTGGATCGCTTCGTCCTTTTCATCCATAAGCCCATTTACGATTTCATGGTGAAGCGTCTGAAGCTGATTCACTTTGTCCTTGATGGAAAGCTCCTCGTTTTCCAGAATCGGACGAATGCTTTTGTTGTCGAATGCCATTTGTGATCCTTTCTCTCCATGTACGGAGTGCCATGTACGGCAGTAAGGTGTTTTCTCGGTCATGTACGCCGATATGGTGCCGCTTGCAGGACTCGAACCCGCGGCCCCCGGATTAAAAGTCCGGTGCTCTGCCAGACTGAGCTAAAACGGCATAAAAAAGCGGCTGACGCTGTGCGCCAACCGCTGAGTATTTAGTTTTAGAGCGAAAATTCACAGTCTGTGTCTGTCGGATAGTCCTGCGCTTCGGACGGAACATAGACCAAAACAGAAATTTTGGCTTTACCCTCGCCGTATGCGTTATCACACATCTCCTGAAGCGCCTTGCGTGCCTGAACACCAGCTGCAAACAACTCTTCGACTTTTGCAGCCTTGGGCCTGTTCTTTTCCTTCACCTCAAGCATCTGCATTTTGAGTTTTTCAATTTTTTCGGCAGACTTATGATAAAGCCTTTCTGCGTTTGCCTGCATTTTCACAGCAGCTTCAAGCTGCGCGCTCAAACTTTTAAGCTCTGTCATCCTTATACCTCCTTGTTTCCTTCTTCCACCGCGATTTCTCGCAGCTCTTCGATGTGCTCCTCCACCGCCGGGCGGAGGAACGGGCGTGGGGACATGCCCCGGGTAAAGTGCCATTTGCCGTTGAAGTCCTTCCAGACCCACGGCGTTTTGCGTCCGTTGCCCTTCTCGGCAAAGATGCCCGTGCCAAGCTCAACATAGACGCTGTAAAAGAGATTCGACCCGATGGTCACGGTCTTTTTTGCAAGGTCTACGGCGTAGGTCAGGCTCTGCTTGAGCGCACCGCCCACGTAGCCCTCAATGCCCGTGCTGTCTGCCGTGCCGGTGGGCACAAGCAGCTGGGCGTAGTCCTGCACCTTCATGCCCCAGATGGTCAGCACCCGCTCTGCCCACGAGTCCAGTGCCTCATGCAGCTGTGGTGTGTTGTCGGTGAATTTGATGTCGTATTCAAATTTCATGGTTTACTCCATGTATAACAAAACCCCGCCCCGGTGTGGGGCAGGGTCGGTTATTGGGTTTTACTGATAGGGGTGCGGTAAAACGCCGCCCCCCTCGTGTTTTGCGATGAGGTTTCAGTTACAGGTACAGCAGCCGGAACGTCTCTCGGCCTTTGGGAGTGATAAGCGTCTGCACGCCACTCCACTGGGTCTTGTCGTTCTTGGCTTCCTTGACCTCGAACAGGCCGTTGTTCTTATCCTCTCTGGGCAGCAGCTTGCCTTTCTGGTCACGGTAAAGGAATTTCTTTTCCAGCAGCCATGCCACAAAGGCTTTGGGCTTGATGCCCAGCTCCTTGGCGGTCTCCCGGAAGTTGGTCAACAGATTGCGGTCAACCAGTTCGTCAAAATACTCGGCCTTGGGCTGCATGATCTGCTTCTCCACGGTGAGCTGGCTGTTCTGTGCGGTCAGCTCACAAATGCGGGCCTCCCGGTCTGCAAGGGTCTTGTTTGCCACAAGCAGCGCCTTTGCCATCAGCTCCTCCGGGGTGAGCTGTTCCTGTCCGGCAATGTACCCGCCATTCTTGCGGATGGAGGGCAGCACCTCGGACGTGACCCACTTGCGGAACGGAGCCGCTTCCGGCTTGTCGCTGCGAAGGATGACATGGTAAAGGCCGGATTCATTGACGGCGATAACTTGCTGAGTACCGCCAAGGGTGTCCACCTCAACCGACCCCCTTTCATCTGCATCCAAACGTGCCGCAGTATCACGGTATTTGGAAATGCCGAGGATGTTGCACACGTCCTTCAGGACGAACCACGGTTCGCCGCCCATCTCTACGGTGCGGACTTCGTTGGACTGGTAGTTGAAAATCTGAATGTCGCTCATGCGTTTACCTCTTGTTCTGTAATTTGATAGTTAAGCACTTCGTCTACTTCCTTTTCCAACCCGGTAAGGGATGCGAACAGAGCCGTCAGCATAGAGCTGTACATCGGGGCTTCGTTCCAAATCTGGCTCACAAGCTCGCTGGTGCGCTCCCGCTTGATCATATCGGTCTTGTGCGTTTCCTCAAACCAGTTGGCAAAGATGTTCAACAGGTCGTGCATTACTCGGAGTTCGCCAGAAACAGCATCCAGTTCAAGCTCCACCTTCGTGATTTTTGGTGTTTCCATTGCTAAAACCTCACATTTTACTTGACAAATCGCTTATAAAAAAATAAAATGTGAGTAAGAGGAGCTTTTTGTGGATTGCTTTTCTTGTTTACGAGTGGTTAGCTATTGCGAGTAGCTAGCCACTCTTTTTTGTACTGTTCAAACTTCTTGCGCTGTTCTTCACGGTTCAGCTTCTTGAAATCCTTGAACTTCATGGGCGTCCTCCTTTCCGCCCCTCTTGCTCACAAAATATATTATACACTAATTCGTGTCGTATGTCAACGCTTATTTTACATTTTATTATGAAAAATGCAAATAGAGATTGACTGAATACACGTTTTAGTTTATACTATAAATGAACGGAGGTGAAAGATATGACACTTACTGTTGCTGAAAAAATCCGCCTGATAATGAAGCGTAAAGGGATGACGATGGGCGAGCTTGCCGAAGCCACTGGGCAAACCCGGCAGAATCTTTCCAACAAGATGGCAAGGGGAAACTTTACCGAAAAGGATATTCAAGAGCTTTCTTTGGCTCTCGGATGCACCGCCGAGATTCTTTTCCGTCTCCCTGATGGTACAACCGTATAACCCCTACACCCTGCCGGGAGGCAGGGCTTTATTTTTATGCTTCATTCTCGTTCCTTCTTTCTCTTGCGCTCTTCCGCCCACCACATTTGCTCGGCTTCCTTGCCGCCCTTGGATTTATACCACTCGGTGTAATCCATGACGGGCGTTGTCTCTTTGGTCATATTGTCCCGCTGCATGGCGTTCTGCCGGGGATACTTGCCCAGCGCAGAGGACAGCACGCAGCGGCAGTGGTAGACCATCTCCGGCGCTGCGTTGGGGTCGCCGGGGCGCTGAATCTCGTAACCCATGACCTTGAACGGCTCGTCAAGCTCTGCCGTCTGCTGGTCAAGCAGGCGGTGCATTTCACGGGTACGGTAGTCGTGGGTGGAGTTCCACCGCTTTTTGACCTCGATGCCCAAAGCCTGAGCGTTGTGCATCTGCTGCAATGCCCCGGCGTTCTGGGCGCTGGTAAGGGCCGTGATGGCGTTGTTCATGGCCCAGTGGATCTCTGTATCAGCCATGCCGTTGACGGCCTGCACGGCGATGTCGTGGACGCTCTTGCCCTGCACGATGCCCTGCATGACATAGCGATTGAACACCCGGGCGTCATAGGTGCGGTTGCTCTCGCTCTTGATGCGCTTGTTTGGCACCATGCGGGGGTTCTTCTTCAGCAGCAGCTTGACTGCTTCGGTGTTGTACAGGGTCAGTCCGAACGTCACGCCTGCGGCCTGTTCCAGCTCGTAGAACGTCCAGTTTGCGCCAAAGGAAAAGATGTTGTATTGCTCGTCCCGGGCCAGCTTGTAGGCCGTCTCTTGGGCTGTGGTGCAGGTCTGCGTGATGCCGTCCAGCTTCTGGCACATCAAATCTGACTGAAAGACCTGATTTTGCAGCCAGATGCGGTAATCGTCCTCTGTAATCTCGCCTGCATCCAGCTGCGCCCGCTTGCGCTCGTCCAGCGCTTTGTACTTTGCCAGAAACTCGGTCAGCTGCTCCTGCATCTCCCGGCGGGCAGTGCCGTACACCCGAAGGATACGGCGGCGCAGGCGGTTCAGCTGGCGGGTAGAGATGCGGTCACGGTCGGTCATAAGCCAATCGCCTGCGCAACAGCCAGAAACAGCCCGGCAACAATCGCAATGTCAGCAACAAAAAGGATTGCATCGGCCATTCTATCTGGGTCATGTCTCATTTTTTTCCCCTTCCTCCTCGTCCACGGTCTCCCGTGCTGCGCTCTCGGCCATCAGCGCCGCCTTGGCCTGCTCCTTTTGTTCCGGGGTCAGGTTGGGCAGTAGGTCAATGGCCATGTCCTGCCCGATGATGGGTGCCTCGGAAATCACCATGCTGACCTGCTCGGCGGTGTTGGTGATCTTGCTGCGGTTGAATGTCGGCATAGCGTTTTCAAAGCCAGCCAGTGCGCAGATCTGCCGGATGAACGGCTTGACCTGCGCCTCAAAGTCGTCTGCGTTCTGGTTCAGCGGCTCATAGGCTGCATCCAGATGGTCGTTGGTGCTGTCCGCACTCACACAGTGCACATCCAGACCGCCGAAGTCCTCATACACCCGGGTGTGGAGCAGCTCCAAAAGAGCCTGCCGGGCCGTCACAGGAATCTCAGTGGTGTAGGGAGTGATTTTGCCGCCCTCGCTGGTGTCTGCGCCTGCAATGTGGTACAGATTCAGCTTGACAAGGAACTCCTGCAGCTCGTCATCGGTCATGCCGTTGAAGTTCTCGCACAACCAGTAGATCTGCGAAAAGTCCTGCAGGTCATTGCAGAAGCCAGACATCACCAGATCGGTGTTGTCAATGTAGGCTTTCAGCCCCACAAGGGTGCTCTGGTGCAGGTCGGAGCCCCACAGCGGCACAATGGGGAGAGCGCTGTAGTTTTCGCCCTCCACGCTTTCCAGCCCGCCGCCGGGTGTGGTGACGGTCACGCTCTTGTATGCCTGCTTCTTCACGGTCTCTTGCATCGTGCGGTTGATTTTACTTTCCGTGTACTCAGTGAAGCCGTCCAGCTCGTACAGGATATAGTGCATATCCGTGTCCGGGTTCAGCCGCCAGAAGCGCACACCCGCCTGCAAAAGGCCGGTCTTTTCATCGTACAGGGGAGCGAACTCGGTCAGCTTGAAAACCACCAGATGGTCGTTGTTCCAGAATCCGAAGCTCTCGCCATGAATCAGGGCGAAATATCCGGCCTTCTGGATCTGCTCGTCAAAGTTCTGCCCAAGCTTTCCCTTGTCCACGCCATCGTCCGCAAAGACCACGCCGTTGCCGAGGGAGTATGTGGCTCTCTGCTTGTTGAGCCGCCGGAAAAGATTGCTCTTGACCATATCGGGGTGTGGGGTGTCCTGCTTGGTGTTTTTGGACAGACGTTTCAGCATCAAAGCGTAAGCCTGTGCGAAGCGTTCAGCCCCCGGGTTTTTCTGGGCATCGTACAGGTCGGCGTCCAACGCCATCTTGTAAGGCCCGGAAGTGCAGTGCTGCTGCACGAATCGCCGGATGAAATCAGGCTGTTCCCCGGCGGCTTGCGCCTGCTGGAAGGTCTGGAATGTGTATGTAGTGCTCAAAATCAATCCCTCAGTTTCACAAGGCGCTTTGTGCGCACGAAATAGCGGATAGCGTCCATGCAGTGGTCGTTGACCTTCAGCACGGCGTCGTCTTTATCTGGATCCCAAGCGTACACGCCAAACTCTTCCAGCGTGTGCTTGCAGTCTTTGTAAATCTTCAGCCGCCCGGTCTGCAGCATGGTCTGCACGTCCAGAATGCCGCTCAGAACGTCGTTGTTTGCTGGGGTCTGGGTAAAGCCGTTCTTGCGCAGCTCTGTAATCAGGGGCAGGGCAGAGGGATCAACAATGATCCTCTCCGGCTTGAGGCCGTTCAGCCACGCCTTGAGGTCTGTGACGTACTCGCCCACGGTCTTTTGCCGCTTCTGTTCGCGGCCGCTGTAGTAGTACTCCCGGGTGCCGATCCAGCAGTCCGTATCTGCCTGCTTCTGGAACAGTAGAAAGGTCGTTGCGTTCTGGGTGCCGAAGTCGCAAGCCACATAAGCGCTCTTTGGAGACAGCGCCGGAAGCTCATCAACAACGTGCTTCTTGCGGTCGAACATGTCATATACAAGGCCCTCGGCCACCGTCCACAGGCCCAGAATGTAGCGCTGATAGAAAACGCCGCTGTATTGGCTGCGGTATCTGGCCTTGATGTCCTCGGAAAGTGACAGGTTGTCGTCCATCGTGAAATGGAGATACATCATCCTGCGGGAACGGCACTTGCGCACCCACTCCAGATAAAACCAGTGTTGTGGGCTGCCCGGGTTGCAGTTGAACCAGAACTTCGACCCTGTGACGGAGCAGCGGGCCGTGGCCTGGTTGACGAAGCTCTGCGGCATCAGGGCCACCTCGTCGAAGAATGCCCCGGCAAGGGTGATGCCCTGAATCAGATCCTGGCTGCTCTCGTCCTTGCCGCCGAAAAAGTAAAATTCGTTGGCCTTGCCGCCCTTGCTGACGGTCATGCAGTTTTCTGCCCGATGCTCCTTGACGTTGTAACCACGGGCTGCAAGCTGCTGCTTGAGCGTCCCCAGCACGTTGCGTCGGAAGCTGCCGATGGTCTTGCCGCACATGGCAAACTGCTGTCCGCTGTAGCAGGTCATAGCCCACTGGACGAACGAAAAGCTCATGGCAAAGGTCTTGCCCGAGCGGATAGCGCCATCGGCAATGATGCCGTTGTAGCCGCTGTATGTGCTCTGCGGTGTCCACCAGCTCAAGACCTGCTTTTGCCGCTGGCTGAGGGCTTTCCAGCGAAAACCGTTACTTTTCCGCATGGTCGTCCTCTTCCTCCGGCAGCATGTCCACGTCATCCGGCGGGCTGAGGTCTGCGGCGGCGCTCAGGGCCTCAAGGAGGCCATCGTCCGGGACTTCTATGCCGCTCTGGTCTCCCAGCATAGCAAACTTGTCCACGATGGTTCCAAACGCCGTGGACAGCTGCGGCAGCGTTGCTTCTGCGATCTTGTCCGGGTCTGCCATCGCTTTCAGGTACAGCCCGAGAAGATCCTGCGCTTCCTCGCGCTTGCTGCCTAAGTAGGAAAGCATGTCCTGCGTGTTCTGCTCTTTTTTCTTGGCGCACAAATCTGCACATACCGGATTTTCGCTCACAACCTTGCGCACAGTGCTTTCGGCGACGTTGTTCAGTTTGGCAGTTTTGCGGTAATTGTGGAGTTGCACATAGTCCGCAATAATTTTCTTTTTCTGTCGGTCTGTCAGTTTTGCCCCCACAGCCACCACCTCTCTAAACTCACGCAAAAGAAAAACCGCCCGGAAAGTCCGAACGGTCAAAATATCGAATGTGCCGCCAGCTGGATTCGAACCAGCACCCACGGAATGGATGTGCGCAGTGGTTGGCTGTGCAGTGATGTTCCCGTGGTATCACCAATGTTGTCCCGCCTTAAATGGGCGGCGCTCTGCCAGTTGAGCTATGACGGCATATAATAAGAGGCTTTGCTTGTCGGGTGCAAAGCCTCTGCACCCAGAACTTTCGCGGCTGGATGCCCCGCTATTGCACTCCCCGCTCTCGTCAGATCATGCAAGCACTCCTGGCAGGACTCGAACCTGCAACATGCGGTTTTGGAGACCGCCGCTCTACCACTTGAGCTACCGGAGTATAAAACACCGCCCTTGGACTCGAACCAGCCAGCAATATCTCAGCTGACACGCGCTCCAAACTGCGCTCAGGCGGCCATATAAAACAGCCCTGGTTCTCCGCCAGGGCTGTTGTTTGACGCACATCCCGTCGGGAAGTCTACCCACACCCTCGGGGATTCAAAGCTTTCTCTCGTGGCACGGGAGGTTAAGCGTGCAGCTTTGTGGGGGATGAGTCCATGCGCCATACGGTGCGATACGGCGGAATCGAACCGCCTCCTGTCTCTCGTGAGCGGCAGGCCGCCTTTGTGTCAGTGTATCGCATAGAAGCAGCCCGCAAAACGGTGAAGGAGAACAGGAAAGCATGAAAACCTGTCACAAGGAAGGGACCGTTTTGGAAGCTGCGTGGCAAGCGGCTACCGCTTAGCGCTGAACCGCTTATTAGAATTTTACATCCGAGCTTGCAGACTTGAGAAGAGCTGACCCCTGCCAAAATCACGCTGTGTTTTCTTGTGCATGTTGTACACTTTGCACGTCAGAAAACTCGTCCCATATCTCGGCCAGGGCCATGCATCCGCGTTTGATTCGTCGGTAGACCACATCTGACCCGCATACGCCGACTTCTTTTGCGATTTCCTTGTGAGACTTGCCTATGACATAGTGCTCGCAAATCGCTTCGGCGCATTCCGGCTCGGCTATCAGGCAGTATGCCCTCCGGGTGGCCTCGACACGCAAATTGCACAGGTCCGTCTCCATCCTCTGAAGCTGTCGGCGCTCGGTGTCCAGCTGCTCTACAGCAAAGCCTACCTTGTCCCCATTGCCACCGCCCGCAGGCATCCCGCTCAGACTCTGGGTGCATTTTTCTGCCACGTCCCGGATACGCTGTATTTTTTGCTTCTGGATTTCGATAGCTGCCGCAAGTTCGCGGCACTGCTGGAACCACGTTTTGACGGTGCGGTAGTCCGCGCCGCTGTCAGGCTTTGGTGTGTCGGCGTCAGGTGTCCGCGTGCGAATCATTGGCATGCCTCCTGTAGTAATCCATATCGACAGCTTGCCCGCAGCAGCGGCAATATGCAACCGGTTTGCTTTCGCTGGCGTATCGGTTCGGCGCGTTGCATTCTGGGCAGTTCCACCACCCGAAAGATGCATCGTCCGTGTTCGGCCACCGAATGCGTTGCTTTTCAAGTGCTGCTTCAATGTCTTTTTTATTCTGGGCAAAGTATGAAACATCGCCCGGCGCAATTTGGAATCGAACACAAATCTGTCTAAAATTACTGTCCCAGATTTCGATACACAGTTCGGTTAGGACGCCCAAAAGACAAATCATTATGCCGAATCCGCCGACGTAGCAAAGCGTTGCGCCGATGACAAGAAAAATTTGGTTCATTTTTCGTCCTCCATTTCTTCAATCTCAATTTCCACCCTCGGGTTCTTCCGATCAAGCTCCACCCGGCTGCCATCGTGGGCGGCAACGATCCTGCTGTTGTCGTCCTTCAGCACGCGGGCTTTCACCAGAATGTCTGTGGTCGCCTCGATAAGGTTTGCCAGATCGACCCGGCGGGCGGTCTTCATGTAGTAAACGCACCTCACGTTCACGCGGGCAGAAATGGGGCTGTACGGCCTTTTGATTTGCCGCAAGCAGTCCGTCTCATAATCCATGTAGGCCTTGCTAGGGGCCACAAAGCGCCCGCCTGAGCGGCTTTTGAGGATGCGGGCAGAGTTTTTCTTGGTGCGGGGGTCACCGTAAAGGGTCAAGTGCATTTCTTTCGTTCCTCGCTGTTCCACTGCTTGAGTGTTGGTGCGTAATGCCCGCACATCAAACAACAAAGTTCAGTTCCAGGGGCTGACAACACTGTGAGCTTCGGATTAACCGACTTGATTTTCTTTCCCCATGCAATAAATCCACTCCCGCACTTTGGGCAAGGAAGAACAGTGTATGATTTTTTTATCATTCCCCGTCCTCCATGTAACACCAGCTTTGCGGTGGACGTTCGATTCCGAATGCTTCTCTCCGGCAAATCAGCTTTTCTGCGTCCCATCTGCGGCAGGTGTAACAGTCGCCACTATGTCTGCAAGGCTTCGTGCCCCAGAAATTTTTAAGCCTTACAGGCTCATCCCAAATTTTCAGATCAGAAATGTGCCAGCCGTATCCGTCACTGCCCTTGAGATACTTTTCAGCCTGCGCTTCGGTCAAGCAGGCGGCTTGAAGCAGCTTGCCAGCGTTTTTGTCCTGAAAATCTGACGTTTCGATACACAGCTTGGCAGGCTCTCTGCTCCCCATCGTACCAACATGGGTCAGTCTGTCGATTTTATCGCAGCCAAATGTACCGATAACGCACTCTTCCATCTTCTGTAACCCGGTCTTTGGAAATCTCTGCCACCATATCTCGGCACCGGTGCAGTAGATGTACGCCTTGAACGGCGTTTCCAGCTTCGGGCGGGTCTTGCGGACCTCCACGGTTTTCATCCCGCTCCAAATCAGCTTGCACCAGTTAGGTTTGATGCTTATCAGAACAGCCTTCATTTTTTCATCGTCCCTTCCATTGCCAGCTGTTCGCATTGCTTTTCAGCTTCCCTGCGCTGCTGGTCATACTCAAACAGCATATCTGCGTACTCATTGCCCACCCGGCGGATGGCCGTTTCCAGCATCTCCGTCACAAGGTCGCGGTACTTGTCCGAACCTTTGCGGCTGTTCCTGGCAGCTTCCCGGGTTTCCCACAGGTCGGTGAGTTTGTCCCGCCTGTCGGCGGTGATCTCGCCATAGCCGTAGGCATCCTGGATCTGCTCCATGCTTTCCCAGCCTTCCAGCTCAGCAAAGGGGTCAAATTCAGCCTTTGCCATGCTGCGGGCTTTGGTCTTTTTCTTGACGTACCGGGTCAGCCCGTCCTGAATCACGGCGCGGGCATCGTCCATCGCCTTGCGGACAGCCTTGACTTCCCGCTCTCTTTTGAGTTGCCCGGGCTGGCTGGCCCATTCGGCCATCAGCTCAGATTTGGTTTTTGGTTTCATCTGTCCGCTCCTCCGTTCGCTCCCATGTACTTCTTGCGGCCCCGCTCCCGGTGACGATCCTCGTAATCGTAGCGGTATACAACGCCACGGTCGGTCATCTGCTTAGTATAAGCGAGGTCTGCGGCGCGCTGGCGCTTAAACTCGGCGTACTTGGGGCATGTGTCGTGGCACACCGGATGACGAGTGGGGCAGTCTTTACATGGCGTCGTCGTCATTTTTCAACACCTCCGTTCTCACTGGCTTGATGTCCCGATACTCGGGGTAATGGTCGCCCGCCAGCTGGCAGGCCCGGAACTCTGCCGCAAACCGACTCGCGGTATTGATGCGGTATGTAAGCGCCGCGTTCCCGTGAGGGCCGCTGCACTCTACGATGACTTTGTATCTAGGCATTTCGTCCTCCGTTCTGGTTTTCCTGCCCAAGAAGCTTTCTTTCTGCTCTGGACTTGAGCATCCGGGTGCGGGCAGCAAGGCAGCGCTTTACCATAATCTGCTCGCCCCGGGCCTTTTCGATGGCCTTTTTCCACGCCGGGAGAAGCTGGCTCTGCCAGCTGCACTCCGAAATCACCTCGTGGAATGTCTTATAGGCCATCTCATCCGGCACATCCTTGAGCGATGAGTTCGCCCATATCTCCGCGATGCTTGCGCGGTTCTCTGCGGTCTGAGGCCGTCCAAAATAGGCCTCAGCGTCCGCAAGAAGCTTTGTCATCATCTCCACTGTCACAATTTCGCCCCCTTGAAAATATTTGCGTATGCTTCTGCGGTGCTTTCTGTGGCTTGCTTCCCGCGAGGCTGCTCTTGTCGGCGCTGCTCATTCGCTGCCACGTCCCCCGGGGTGCGTATCCCGTCCCGCTGCCAGCCGGATAATATGCCGTTGATGTAGTTCCACGAGCGCTTCCCGGCCTCTGCGGCCTTGTCAATCGCCAGCAAAATCATCTCCGTGCTGTACTCCTGCCGCCATTTTTGCAGTTTTTCCAGCGCCGAACGCGGGAAGTCGCCGATAGCACGCTGGTAATGCTGGACGATTTTTGATAACTCCATATCAACAGCGGCGGTGTTATCGTGCTTTACAACATCTACATCTCCATTTACATCTCCATTTACATCTCCATTTACATCTACATCTACAGTTATTTTTGTTATGTCGTCATTAACATTGTTATCGTTTGTTATTTTTGTTATGTCGTCAGGCTTTCCCCAGCGCTTTGCCATACCGCGTTTTCCGGCGTTGCTGCGTTTCTTGCGGGTTTCATCCCATTTTTCAGACGCCCGTTTTACGTCGCTGCACATAAATTTCCAGTTTCCCCGCATCCCGCGGTCTGAAAATTCGGGTTCTTCTCCGGTTTTGGCATACCGTGCAAGAGCTCGCATCAACTGCCCAACCTCTGCGTCGGAGTATTCTTCCAGCGCGTCGAACCAGCTCAGATACGCCACAAATGACTTTTTATCGTCCTGCGCCACTCAATCACCTCCTTTGCTCGCCCGTATAGCCAGATAGCGCAGCTCTTGTTCAAGTCTTAGGACCCTTCCATGCTGACAATTTCTTCAACATCTTTGGGTGAAAATGTCAAAGAAGCTCCTCCGAAGTCATATTTTCCGGTCTTCCAGTCGCATTGGAACTTTTCAAAATTGTCTTTGTACCTTGGGAACGGATGTGTCTGTTCTGCGAAGTACACGCCTCGCATCACTTTCTCGTCATCTGCAATCGACCAACTATCCAAATGATAGCTTTCTCGGCGATCCCAGTCCCATAGCGACAGAACAGCCTCAACGCCATCGAATTCTTCATACATCTTTTGAAGACTCTCGAAGTCACGGTATGTCAACCCCTGCCCTTTGAACCTCTCTCGGATCTGCTCTATGCTTTTTCCACCAGTACGCAATCGGCATCGTATCATTTTGCAATCAAGGCTCATTTTTCACACCTCATTAGAACGGCAAGTCCTCCGAGTCGTCGATGACTGAGAAGTCGTCTGCGCTGCCCTTCGAATACTCCGGTGCGCTCTGAGGCTGCTGCGGGGCGCTGTGAGCGGCGTTTGCTTCGCGTACATGATTTTCTGTCTGCTGGTCGAAATCGCGCACAGCGGGCTTCTCTGCGGCCTTTCCGCCGCAAAAGCTCACCTGCGACGCAATAACCTCGGTAGCCGTGCGGTTGTTGCCGTTCTTGTCCTGGTACTGACGGGTCTGCAAGCTGCCTTCGATGGCGATCATGCTGCCCTTCTGGAAATACTTGGAGACGAATTCGGCGGTCTGCCGCCACGCGGTGACGTCGATAAAATCGGCCTTGCGCTCTTCGCCCTGCCGGGTAAAGCTGTGGTCAACCGCGATGCGGAAGCTGCACACGTTGGCGCCGTTCTGGGTGGTCTTGAGTTCCGGGTCATAGACCAGACGGCCCATCAATGCCACGATGTTAAGCATGAGACATTCCTCCATCTTCTTTCGGCTGTTTCTTTGCGCATTCCACGCAGAGTATACGGCCATATTTTGCCTTGCTTCGTTCCGCTGCCTGCTCAGCAGTCATCTTTTCCCCGTCCTTGGTTTTGATGCCGATGATTTTCTTTCCGCAGCAGGCGCACACCGGGGCGGGAATGTCCGGAAGCGGGGTGTACTTGGCGGAGTCGTCCTTCCAGTACACGTTCGCGCCAATCCCAAGCGCCTTGCAGGCCACGCTCTGGGCATCCGTATACGCCTTTTTGTAAGCGTCATCATCCGTTCGGAGCCCGCCGGATTCCATCGCAATCAGCATAGAACCGCCGATTCCGGGGATGGGGGCGCTCCACGCTTCCCCACCATCCTGCATGACGTACAGATTCGTAAAACACTGCACGACAACTTCGCCCTTTGCTCCGGTCTTTTCCTCGAACACCGGCGGGTCGAACTTCCATCCCATACCAGCCGGCCCAAAAAGCTCAGTCAGCTTCTTGATGCGCCACATGGGGTTAATATCGGTCTTGCCCTTCAGGCGGCGCGCTGCGATAGGCTTCTGGGCGTCTTTGGGGACTTCCCGGCACTGCTCGTAAATGGTCATTTTATCCATGATTGTATGTCACCTCATCCATCCCGTGTACCCGGCACAGATCTGCCAGCCACCCAAGACCCGAATTGTAGGCCGCCTCAATGCTGCCCATCGCGTCATCTAACCCGCCGGTCTGGACGGAGCCGATAAGCGGGAAGGCGTTTGACTCATCTGCCAAAGCAACTAAGGTTTCCAGCGCCGAAGCGGCTGTGCCGAGGCTGTACTCTGCATCCGAAATGGCTTTTGCATATCCCGTCGGAGGCATCCCACAATCTAATCTGTCTGGATAAAAACGGTCTTCCGCGTCGGTCGCAAGCATCATCTGACTTACGCTCATCAAGAGGCTTGCGCATTTCGTAAGCTCTGCTGCTACCCGATGCTTGAGCGCAAGATTCCTTCGGGGACGCTGACTGCATACCGCAGAACCGCTTTGCGGCGTTCCTTTTGCTCCAAAGTCATGTATGTCACCTCTGGTAAACCTTCTGCCGATGCTCGTCCATAACGACGTACAGACGGCCCGGCTTTTCTGCTGCCAGCTGGTCGGCGTACTGGATGCCCGCCAGCGTGTTCGGCATGGGGATTTCGTTGACAAAACGCAAATCCGCGTCAAAAATCTGTACCGTGCTCACCTTTTTCTTCTCCTTCTTCTGGTGGATGTGCCGCAGCCGCTCCGGCTGACGATTATGCCAGCGAATCTCTGCGGCCCGCATATATCTACCGTTCATATTCCTGTTCCCTTTTCGTATACCGGCCTTTCTTTTTGCAGTAACGGCGAATCGGAGGGAGACAGTCAACCTCCGCGCGATCAATGCGCTCCTGCTCAAAAATGTACTTGTACGGACGCCTTTTTTTCATGGCGTCGGTGTCCAACGGAAGACGCAAAGCTGTTGGCAGTCTTGTATCCAAGCTTCGCAGCGCACATGGAGGACGTTCCGGAGGCTACTACCTCACCGGTCTTGGCGCTGTACACGGTGTACCATGTGATATAGTGGATGTTATCAGCCATGTGCAACGTCCTCCGCATCGTGGAGGGCTGTGAGCAGCCCATCTGCTGCCGCGCTATAGACCTCTGATTTTTCCCGGCAGATGACCCGCAGCCAGATGTCTCCCGTGAGTGCGGACTCCGTTGCAAGCCGTGTGGCTGTTTTCAGGTACTCTTCGGCCTGCTGCCGAATCAACTCTTCCAGCTTCATGCGCCCTTCTCCTCATCCTGCGGATACTCCGAGTTCCGGGCATGGTTGCGGACGATTTTGCCGTAGCCGCTGCGCTTATACCGTTTATTGTCCTCATGCATCCCATAAAGCGACATTGCCAGACCGGCAGTGGATGCAACAATAATCCAAGGCGCGGCATGCGCAGTCTCGGCGATGTCCCAGCCGCCCCAGTGAGCCAGTGCAACGGCCATCAAAGAGCAGGCCCAGCGCCCTACCTGCGCCGCGCCGATAATGGCCAGCAGACCTACCGTGCCGGTGGCGACGAACGATTTGAGTCTCATTCTCTTGGCTCCTCCTTTGTATAAACTTTTTCGAGCTTGTAAAAGTCCTTCACCCACGCCATAAAACCGGCGCGGGAGATCAGCGGGGCGGCGCCCTTGGTGTCAATAGACGGCACCGCCCATGCCGGGAAGCTGCCGGCCTGAATCATACCGGTAAAGATCGGCTCGCTCACAGAAATGTCGTTATCACGCATGATCTGGCAGCACTCTGCAATTCCCATGCTCTTCTTCACTGCCGCACTCCTCCTTTCTTTCAATTTGGTTTTGCAGTGCTTTTTCACGGCTCTGCCTCCGCAAACTCACCATTTTTGAGCGTGTACCAGACGTTCTCCTTGACAGAAGCGCCGTCTACTTTTGCCATCTTTGCCCACAGCATATTGCCGTCATCGTCGTACTCAGTCAGCACCAGATAGCAGCCAAGAGCGCCCCGCGCCTTACTGTGTGCGCCGTTTGCGACGGCGATATTGTCTTTTCCATCTGCTTTTGCGCTGCAATAAGCCCCAGTGGCTGCCGCCGTGCTGGAATCTCCGCTGGAACCCGCCGTGCTGTAATCGCCGCTGGAACCCGCCGTGCTGGAATCTCCGCTGGAACCCGCCGTGCTGTAATCGCCGCTGGAACC